TCATGGTGCGTATCTATACGTCGGTGTCGGGGCGGATTGGCGTGTCGGTCGCGGAACTCGACGGAATCGATATGGAGGCGGGCTTTGACTCGCGCGACTTGCGTCACGGCAAGCTGTCGCCGGACTTCGAAAAGAAATTCCGGGAGTTCCTGGCGTCGATTAACGCGATCATACCAGGGCGGCTTATTGTCCGCGCCGTGGACGACGAGGACTTCGTGCGTCGTAACCTTCGCCAGCTGGAAGCCGACGTTATCGAAACGAAGGCTGACGTCGTGTTAATTGACCCGTTTTACTACCTCGATTACGAGAAAAACACGTCGCGAACGGCTGGCGGCGACGCGGCCGAGACATCGATAAAGTTGCGTAGGTTGGCCGGGCGAACAAAGGCGGTTGTTTTTGCGATCACACAAGCCGATGAAGTTGACGGTAAGACGGACGACGACGGTGAGCGCGAGTTAAGACTGCCGGAACGTAGCGAAGTCAAGAAAACGAAGCAACTACTCGAAGACGCAGCGTTATTGATTGCGGTCGACACAAATTCGGAGCAACGGCGAGGATTAATCGGAATTAACAAAGGTCGCGACGGCGGCGAGGGCGAGCAAGCGGAAATTTTGTACTTGCCGCAAATCGGCGTCATTCGCGAGATGGAAACAGGCGAGGCAGCAGCGGCGCAGTTTGTAAACTTATTTTAAAAATTGAAACATAATCGTAAAAATTGATAGACAATCGTAAAAAATTGGATATTATATTAGTTACGGGGGTGTGAAATTGCCGAAAATTAACGTAAAAGGTCGAGAAATTGACGTTGACATTCGCGCCGAACTCGAACGCTTTTCGTGGCAACGAGCGCGCTGGACCGACACGAAGCTCATTGCGGCAAGTCCATTCCGGTATGACCGAACGCCGAGCTTTTTCGTTAACCTCGACGGCATGTACGCCGGCACATGGAAAGATAGCGGCGCGTACGACTCGGAATGGGAGTCGGGTAATTTCGTCAAGCTCCTCGCCTTCCTGCGCAACGAAACCGAGGACGAAACCGCCGAGTACCTTATCGAAACATATGCGTTGTCCCATGATTTCGAAAACCTTACGCTGCGAATTCCGCGCTTAACAATCCAGCGAAAAGGGCGATCGCTGGATTCCGCCATACTTGCGAGTTTTCAAACGGACTACACGTATTTGAAAGGGCGCGGAATCAGCGAGGACGTTCAGCGGCAAATGGGCGTCCGATATGACGCGGCGAGTCAGGCGGTTGTCATTCCGTGGTTCACGCCGGACGGCAAGCTGGCGAACATCAAATACCGCAAGACGTGCGGCAAAGCGTTTTGGTACCATCGGGGTGGCGACGGGCTGCCTATTCGCGACTTGGTTTACGGATTGGACTGGCGGGCGAAAGTCGCGGTGTTGACCGAGGCGGAAATTGACGCGATGAGCTGGCGACAGGTCGGCGTGACAGGGCTGGCGACAGGTGGCGTCAGTTTTACGCCGGCCAAGCGCGATTTGATTTTGCGGTCGGCGATCGAGCGGTTGTATATCGCAACCGATAACGATAAGGCGGGGCGAAAGTTGCGCGACGAGGTGATTCGGGCGCTGCGTGGATGTGTCGAGTTGTTTAACGTGGAGTTTGAACGAGGATTCAAGGATTCGAACGAGGTGCTGGTTCGTGCGGGCGAGTCGGCGCTTCGGGAGGCGTTGAGTCGAGCGGAGAGAATTCGTGGATTAAGCGTTCGGTTGAGTACGTGATTTCACGTACTTTTAGCCGAAAGGTGAGGACGTTGTGTCCTTACCTTTTGCGTTTGCGTTTCGGCGGGTCTATCGGTATCCATTCGTAAAGGTCTTCGATGGCGCAGTTTATGGCGCTGGCGATGTTTTTAGCGCTTTTTAACGACATTACGACGCGATCGTTAGCGTAGTCGGATATTTGCTGTTTCGGCATATTAACCTTGTTCGCCAGCTCTTGTTGCGACATACCGATTTCCCGCAGGCGTTGTTGTAGCAAGCACCTTCCGACTTTGTACGTGTTAAACACCTCCCGGAAAGAGCTAGAAAGCCACAACATATTTTACATGATAAATTTTCCAAGTGGAACAATTATTTCTTAATTTCTACGACATCCTCGATATTCACATCCAGGAATAAACATATCTTCTCAATAGTCGAAAGGTTTACTGATTCACCGCGATAGATTTTTGCGATTGTGCGCGAGTTCAAAATGTCTCCACGCATGTCGCTTATAACCATACCTTTCCTTTCCAATGTTCTAAATAAAGGTTCGTAACTTATCATTTTTTCACCCCTCATTTACAAAAAATTAAAATTAATGTTTACAAAAGTACACATATATATTATAATATTTTACAAATAAACGCAAGGACAAGTTATGGAGGGGAGTGTAATTTATGGGGGTCATTGTTTCTATGATTGAAGAACAGTTAGATCGATTAAACGAGCGAGTTACATGGTCTGAATTAGCTAGAAAATTAGGTGTTAACCCCGGAACCATTTCACACTTCCGTAATAATGGGATTGAGTTGAGTTTCCAATCTTTACTCAACCTTTCGAGATTCCTTTATAAAGATAAATATGTCCATGTAATGAGCAAATGGTGTTTGAATTTAAGACTTCCGAAGAATTTAAAATGCTCTTTAGAATTTCTCTCGTCAAATTTAAAACTAGATGAACTTGAAGAATTAATTCAAATCATTGAAGAGCAATATGATTCGAGAGAGTTAAAAAACTGGACGGAAATTTATAAAATAATGCTTGCACGGCAAAGAAACAAAGACAATCTTGATTTTATAGAGGATTTACGTCGTTTTTCCCCAAAAACAGTTGAAACCAAAATATTAGCATTGATTATGGAATTGTATTACTTTTACTCTATAAAAGATTACACAACTATGTTAAAGAAATCAGATGAGTTAGCCCATAATTTTACGGTTATTAAAGACGATTTCATCCGTTCGTCTTTCGAGGCTAGATTGTATGAGATTGTTGCGTATACAACTTTATATAATTTGGTTGATTACCAATCTGCTAGAGAATACGCAAATAAAATTATTTCTAAAAAAATTTGTGCGGTTTTTACACTATCGGCATATTATATAGTGGGTATGTCGTTTCTCTTCGAAGATTACGACAAATGCCTTCATTATTTAAAAATTTACGAAAAACTTCTCCAAGAATATAACTTTACAGATTATTTAGAAGTTTTGCATAATCAACATATCCCTTTCATTAACAATATATGGGGGAAAACAACCAGCTCCGAAGAGATAAACGACATATCCGAAAAGGCTCACTTTGAAGCAAAGTATGGAGATAAAAAGAGAGCAATAGAATTTCTGAACAATATCGAAGAAACGCCGTTTAGACTTTACTATCGAGGCATCGCCGAAAATGATCCGACACTCCTTTTAAAATCACTTGTAAAATTTATAAAACAAGGAAACAAATTTTATGCTAAACTACCTTATGACATCCTTGCAAAGAACGAGAAACTATCTGATATTGCACATTTATTATACTACGATTAAGGAGAGTGATTTTTAATGAAAAAACTATCTGTTGCTTTGTTATTATCGACTATGTTATTAGGTGGATTTTTTGCTGTTAACGAACCGGTCAATAATCAAGATAAATTAGCATATGACCCAGGAGACGGTCCGATCGGCGGAGCTTCTGTCGATAAACATGAATTAGCATACGACCCGGGTGATGGCCCTATCGGTGGAGCTTCTATTTCTCTTGAATCTTAATTAGAATCATTTTAATAAAGGCGTTTGTCGTGAGGAGGGTTGTTTTCCCTCCTTTTTTTACTTTATTGAACAAATTTTCATTTTTAAAAAATATTCAAGATTTTAATTTCGTTCCATTTTAGGTGCTAATATAGAAACGTGAACAAAATTTTCCGCAAACTGCGCGAAAATACATCTTAATCAATATAATTAAGTGAAAGGAGCTGGTCAGATGAAAGAACTTAACGAACTGGTACTATCCTACCAAAAAACGAAAGACGAATCGATTTTCAACCGGATTTACGAAATCGTATCAGCGGAATGGAAAAACCTTCACGTCATAGGTAAGTCGATAATGGCTGACGAACACCAAATACGCGCTCTCTACGAAGACGTTCTGCTGAACTGCATCGAACGATACACCGGACGTGGCGACTTCATCCGATACTACCGAGCTGGTTTACGAATGTCAAGAGCAGCGCTCTACAAAGACCAACGTCGATATTACGGAAGGTTTGAACCGAGTAACAACGAAACCGACGACGAGGGTACTCCGATAGCTGCCACTATCGAGTGTATCCCGGACCCACTAACGACCGAAGAAATAGCGTTCCGAAAGACGGAAGCCGACCAGCGGGCACTGATCGACTTCCTCGTAAGAGATACGGACGCAACGACTACTGCCATAGTCGAAGCGTTCTTGGCGCACCCGCGACCAACGCCGACTGCCATCGGGAGGTTGCTCGGGCTGCACCACTCGGTTGTGAAGCGCAAACTCGAACGCCTGGCGGGCAAGTTCGATACTAAACAGTTCGGTGATTACCGAGACTATTTAGCTGTTGCGCACTAAACGGTGCTACACTAGGGCGTTGTGTTTCACCGTTTCTACTAACATTATACGGAAGTTTGTTACGAAATACCACCGAAATTTACGAAAAGGAGTAAATTTCTATGCGTAAGTTCACTTCTAGTATACCACGGGTTCCATACGATTATGCAAGTCCGATAGTCACTAGCGCGTTGTATAACGGCGGCTTCGCATACGACGAAGACCCAGCCGATTATATACGAATCAATGCGCGAGTCATTCGCGTAATCTAACCGACTCCCCAACCGCCAATCACCCCGCGGCGTCGTTTCCCACGCGGCGCCCGTTTCGCCTCAATTTTCCCCTTCCTTCCCTCGCCGGTGAACGTCGAGCTAGTCGTTAAGTAACGAGTCGCTGCGTTATGCTTCGCGCTGACGCGGTTTCGGCTAGAGTCGGCGTTCAGCGACGGGCGAAGGAATTAGGCGAATAGCACGATATCGTATCGTGCGGATTGCCACGTCAACGCCGCACAACTACCGGGGATTCCCTAAAATCGTGCGGAGAGCGCTCCGTTGACGGATTCCACGCCCGAAAAGTTCCTCACGTCCGCCGTGAACTCCTACTCGCGGCGGAAACCTTCTTCAAAAAATTAATCGAAAGGAGTAATGCGAATGGGAATTCGCGATGTATTGAAAAAACGCGAGGAGCAACGCAATGCTAAACAAAACGGTGATTCCGAATTTCCGGAAGGTGTTACACGATATGTCCGTGTCGGAAGCCACGGCGAAGTTAACAAGGACGGGCGCACGTTCGTCATTCTAGCGTCGCCGGACGACTGGTTCTACTATTTCGTTCACGAGGACAAAACGTACGACGGCAAGCGTACCATTCACCGATTCCGCAAGCATACGTGCTTGCACAGCCCGCGCGAAATTCACGCCGACATTACGAAATACGAAAAGGCGAACGGCAACGTATGTATTTCGTGCGCGGCGAAAGCAAAGCGCAAGCTATACGCTATGATTCCGGTTTACGACCTCGAATACAAGACTTACCGCGTGCTGGACTTGCCGGAATTCCACGTTATGAACCTGATCGGCGACTACGACAAAATCGAAAAGTCGGCGAAAAAGTTCAATAAAGAATATTCGCTTGTCGGCGACGCTATTCACGTAAAATTAGTCGACAAAACCTACTCGATGGAAGCAGCCGACGTTGACGAAGAACACCTCGAAGCAGCGAAGCAATTTATCGGCATGGACATCGATTATGCCGAACTCGCTAATTTCCGCGACGTCGATGACCTCGTTAAAATCCTCGAAGAAGCAGACCCCGACGCGATTGACACGTCAGTGTTACCAAGCTCCACAAATTCCAACGACGAAGACCCAACAGCGCAGTTTTAGGCGGTGATAATACGTGGCACACATAACGGAGGCGATCGGAACATATTCGCAATTAATCGCAAAGGCAGCGCTACACGCTAACGGCTGGATTGTCGCCGAAACGGAAACAACGGAGTCTTTCGATTTTGTCGCGAAAGACCCGTTGACAGGCGAATGGAAAACGTTCCAATGCAAAACGATTCGGCGGCGCGCCGACCGTAATAACGAGCTTGTGATTTACGCGACGAAAGGCGATGGCAAAACTCGCTATTCCAAGTCCGACGCTGATTACATTATTGGCGTCTTGGGGTCGGAAGGCGAGTTGCCGCGAATTTTCTTCTTCGAAAACGAAGGACTATCGGAATATTGGGCGACGGAAGCCCGCGCCAGCAAGCGGTGGGTTGAATTGTCGCTCGCATTTAATCGTGAAATTTATGAGGAGGCGGTTTAAATATGCGTATTGAAATGAACGGAATGGTAATCGAAGGTACAGTTGAGGAGTTGCGTGAAATTGGCGTGAAGTTTCCGGTTGAGGAGGAAGAAACACAAGCGCCGAAATTCGAAGTCGGCGACTATGCGAAGGTTATAGTCGAAGGACGCTGGGGCGACATTGAAGTCGGAAATGCCGTTAAAATAGTTGCGCTAAAAGACGACGATGACGAATATAAAGCCGAATTGTTAGACGGT